TTTATTTCCATCGATGTACAGGATTCCAAATGCCTGTTGCCAGTTAGCAATACCTGCTTTAAGGTAAGAAGCTTTACGCATATCCATAAGGTTACCTACTTCCATACCCCATACAGTTTTAACAGGACGACCACCATATGATTGACTATGGTGTAGTAGTCCTGCTCTGTGTGTATGACCACACACTACTGACATGCCTGACTTCTTTGCTAAACCTAGTGCTGTCTGTCCACCAGTCTGACTAGTACTACCTTCATCGCCGTGCAGTAGCAGCCATTGTGGTGCTACCTGCCACGGCTCTGAATGATAGATAATGCCTAGTTCTTTTAGCTTTAAAAAGTTAGTAAGCTCAAACTCTGGAGCGCCAAGCAGTCCAGGTAATCGCTTCATGATTGAATTGTAAAGACGATCAGTATGATTACTGCGAGTCATGTGAGTAACTTTAAGTTGCTCTAATACTCTAACAGTTTCGTCTCGGTCTTTGCCAATGCTGCGTTCGTATTCTAATGGAGTGCCTTGTGACCATCGACTGATAGTTTGCATATCCATTTCATCACCAACAGATACAACATCAGTTGGCTTAAACGCTTTGATAAAGGCAGCCAAGTTATTGACTGCACGTTTATCTTGATACGGTACTTGCAGATCTGAAACGATTACCTTTACCTGCATGGTTACTTATCCCATTTATCCTTTAAGACTAGCAAACCAATGACTGCGTAGTTAAGAATATCAACAAAGGTATCTTCTAAAGTTTCATTACTTGGCTTCTTGTTGTGGCTAGTAAGATTGTTTAGTCGTGCTACCTTGTCATGTAGTCGTACTGCTAGTCCATTAAGTGGACCACCTGGTGCGTCACTAATATTTTTAGGACCATAATCATTGTGCTTTTTAATTAGTAATTCAATAGCACTAACTGCAACAATCAAAGCATTGATTTCTAAATCGCTAAAACGAGTATCAGTTTTTACAGTTACCTTAGCTTTGGGCGTTGAAGTTTTAGGCTTAGTATACCCTCGCCAGTCTGACTCATAGCTTTTACCGTAAGACCAAGTTCGTTTAATTTTGTTAGGATTAGTTGTAATTCCTTCTCTGAAAAACTTTGATCTGTTTTCATATTTTTTCTTTCTAATTTTATTATTAATATTACGTTCGACAACATTCTCTAGTTCTTTAATGTCTTTGAGAATTGTTCTCTTTTCGCATACTTTACACTTGCACTTGATCATTACATATCTACTTTCTTTTTAAAGTAATCACTACCATGCAGAAAATACATCGAGTTAACATCTTCACCTTCTGGCATGTTAATAATTATAACACTACTAAGCTCCTTGGATAAGGACTTAGCAAAGTCTATACCAGGTTGATCTCCATCTGCAAATACATATACAGTATTGAAGTCTTGTAGCAACCGAGTATAGTGTGGCTTCCAAGAGTTGACTCCTGGAACACCGACTGCTGGAACACCACACAAATAGTGTAGCGTTATAGCATCAATCTCACCCTCACATACAGCAATAAAATCTTTGGCTGAATGTAATGCAGCGACATTGAATAACCTAGTTTGAGTACCGGGAAAACCTAAATACTTTGGTTCTTCTGGACCCATAGACCTAAACCTAATATCAACCACGCCTGAGGGTGTGATATAAGGAATAGATAATCTGTTGATAAATTGTTCTTGCCCAGGTAAGGGATCAACGACGACTCCTAATCGAATTGTTTCCGCTACTTCTAGAGGTATTCCTCGTTTGAGAAGATACTCTTCTGCCAACGGAAGACTGTCCTCGTAATAATTTGTAGCTTTCTCCAGTAATGCTTTCTGCGATCTTGATAGCTTCACGATATGTTACTCCTTCATGTAACTTAATAATATTAAATCCATTTCCTTTTATACCACAACCGTGACAGACAAAGATATTATCACTTAATGAAACACCAGCCGAAGCATGGCTATCGGAATGAAATGGACATTTAATTTTCTGCCACCCCATGTAGTTGTCTCTGACTCTACCACCATAATGTTTAACAATCCTATCTATTGGTACGGTTGAATCCATTTAGTAACTCCACCCATATATGTACTGGCATAGTAGCATACCACTCACCAACATCGGTAGTGCCACGCTTCTTATGTATAACTACACCAGTCTTAGCTTTGTCGTTTTCTATTTCAACAAGTAATTCAGATATCCATTGAGCTAGTTCCATGCGAGCATGGTTCTTAACTTCAATTACAACTGACTTAATACCAGCAATATCACCACGGTCATTAACCCCGTTAAGAGATCTGCGTTCACAGTTCTTGTAACCTTTTTCTTTTAAGTATTTAACTACTGCAGTTTCTGCAGCAGTACCTTTTTGTTTTGCTTTACTCATCTTCAAACCATTCATCTGGATCTTGAATGTTTGGCTGACTTACTGTCAACGGTTCTACTGGCATGACTGTCATTGCTTCTCCTATCTAGAATAAATATAACTAACAATCCATATTGCTAGTAGTACTAATAATATTTTTTCTGCCATTATCTTACTTCCTCTAAGTCTGCTATAAACATATAAGCAGGATTGAATTGTAACCATACAGGTGATTTACCACTAGCATCAGCTCTACCATACCTGTTCTTAACTGCAGCAACACCTAATAAACCAGTTGAGTTCTGACCTACGGTCAGGATCAACGCTGGTAACTGTGCTACTTTACCTTGCAAAGAACTACGTGGCTGACATGGTTCACCAGCATAACCTTCTTGTGTGTGATGTAACACAAGGATGGCAGCATTAGTATCACGAGCAAGATACTTGAGTTCTTTCAATGCACTACGCATGTTACTAAACTCTTCACCACCATCCATACTAATATCCATTAGGTTATCGATAACAATTAACGCAGGAGATTCTCCAAGTAGTTCTTCAACTGCAGTAACTTCATCGTCAATATCAGCGAGAGTCGGGCTACTATCAAAACTCCAGTAAATATGACTAGCCAAAGCAAGCTTATTACGAGAGTTAATAGGGTCTTCAGATATGATTTTCTCTGCTTCATGTTGTGATACTCCTGTAATCATTGAGTATAAACGCATAGCCATTGTATGTGCGTTAGTATCTGCTGATAAATAAAGTGTTGGTGCACCCATACGTAGTGCTAATGCTAATGCTAATGTTGACTTACCAGCACCGGGAGTGCCAGCAATCATACTTACTTCTGCTCGTCTTAGTATTATCTGATTGTTTTCGAATGTTCTAAATACAGTAGGCATAGGTTCACCACCTATGTCTGGTCTACCTACTGACCGACTTAGCGTCTTCAATTAATTTTTCCTCTCGATATTGTTGTAGATTTTGTGCTGCATATATTATATCATCAGCATCAATACCTACTTCATCTATAATATGATTCCACATTTCGTCGTCAATTTCTTCATCAAACAAACGCTGAGCATCTTCACGAGTAAACCAGATACAAGATATTTCTTCTTCTGGATCTATTGTTGATAGGTGTTCAATTATTAATTTAACTTTCATGTTATTCCTTCCATTGTAAAAGGATAATCCCCTACTGTTAAGGAGCTTAAAAACAGTAGGGGATTACATCCCTTATAGCTTCCCCTCTATGAAGGGACTATCTAGTAACTCTCGCTACTAGAATGTCTGCCACTCTGGGTCGTTAGCCTTTAGATAGATAGCCTTACATTGATCAGGTGTACCCTTTGGAGTAGGACACATGAACGCTTTGTAAGGACCATAAGGACCTTGACCTTCACGCTTGGTCATGACACCGTGAGCACACTGACGAGTTGCAGTACCAGTTGCTACTGGTGCAGCGACTGGTGGAGCAACAGGTGCAAATGTTGCTGGCTGAGCAACCACGGTTTCCTGAATCACAGTAGCACCTAGTGTATCCACTACCGTCTGAACTGCATCAGCAGATGTAGACAACACAAAGTCTTCAAATGATTCTACTGCCAAACCAAAGCCAGCATTGTATGCTTCAGCTACTTTGTTGACGAACTCTTCTGGAGTATCACCACGCAAAGTAACCAAGCTACCACGCTTAGTCTTTACTGTTACTGTTACATTCTTTTCCATATTGTTTTCCTTTACTGTTTCCATTTACAATCTTTAGTTAAACCACACATTACACAATGATTGAGATTAGGCAAAAAGATTTCATGCTTCCTTGCTGTATCAAACTTAGTTACAAGATCAATAATAACATCTAATGTGTATTTATTCAAATCAATCATTTCACCTATGCTACCTTCTCTAGCCATCCAGTATGCACCATACTGTGGACGGACACCTAACATGGCTTCTAAACCTGCAGCATAGAACCCTAACTGAAGATCAGAACTAGGAGTACGAGAGCCAGTCTTAATATCTAATACTACTAGTTCACCTTCTGGCGTAACCATGACTCGGTCAATGTGCATCTGAACTGGAATGTCATTCCATATTGGAGTGAGTGCTAGTTCAATTGCAGGTACACCGGGTTGTGCTTCCCAGATTTTCCAAGCTACATTCTTGCGCCAGTTAATCCATGAGTCAACCATTTCTTTACCATTGGTTGTCCACCATGCACCATCTTCTTTATTGGGATTAGCTTTGGTAGCACGACCTGCTGCTTTCCATTCTGATGGGTGTATCTTAGTTTTATCTAACTGTTCTCTTTGTACTTTTGCCCATGCTTCATCCCAATACTTAGTCATTCCACGTCTCCTTGTCGTATGCTTCTGTTGCTTCATGTACTGCTGAACCACCAGCAAGATACCACGTTGGCTGTTCGTTTACTTTTACTATGCGAGTTAGATAATACTTCCACCCGCAATCCAAGTAAGTAGTTAACGATGAATAAGAAACATGTACTGGTAGATCGTAACCATTTATCTTGACCATCTTGATTCCTTCCATTCCATAATTAATAAATCTGTATTCATATCTTCATAGATAATATCACAGTCTTCACAGTTTTCATAGTCGGAATCAGTGCGTTCACAAACGTGTTCTTCTTTTTCCATTATCTGTTTTTCCTTTTAACATATAAACTATCTTTCAAAGGATTTACATATTCAATTCCTTTTACTGTACGCATCTTAGCACGTTCTTCTTCAGTAGTACCACCCCAGAAGCCATACCTTTCATGGTGTAATGCCCACAAAAAGCATGGCTCTAAAAAAGGACAAGTGCTGCACATGATCTTAGCTGCTGTAAAATCCTTTTTGTTTTTGGGTCTACGAGCACCTGTGCCTTCGCCTTCCCAATCTTCATAGAAAAATATTTCTACATCAGCATTTACACAGTTTTGTGTACCATCGAACTCAGGATATTTCATTGTTGCTTTTCTTTATTGAAATCAAAAGCAAATAAACTTTCAGTAACTTCTGTGTACAACTGTGACATTTCATCTTCAGTTAATAACACACTAAGATAATAACCAATCGTTAAAGCAAAAGGATAATCTGTATCTTCACGATTATCAATCTTGACCTTGGCATTTTTGTCTGAGTTAGTAATCCAACTTAACATTTATACTCCTAATAGTTGTAGTGCACGTTGCTTGATAGTTGTATCAGTACCTAACAGCGCACGCTCTGCTTGTTTATTCTTGTTGTTACTAAAGTGATCAACGGTTTCAACGATAGCTTGGAACGCACCAAACTTTGTGTTATACAGGTCGTGCTGAGTATCAGTCTCACCTGTCCATACAGTCCAAGCATTCATACGCTTACGCATTGTAGAAGTCTTGAGTCGTTTCTCACCAGTACTTAATAGTTCTTCAGATACATACTCAATCTTTGCTGGCAATGGGAACACAGCTTTAGCATAAGCAACAAAGTCAGCATCATCAAAACGCAATGAACTTAGTACATTCGACATGTCTACATAAGCAGTCATGTCTTCACGAACCAAACCTAATGCTGCACGAATTTCGCTAGCATTTAATTTATAGTTCTCAGTATGACGCATAGAATAATATTTATTATTATTCTTACCATGTAACATGGTTAGATTGATACCATTAGTACAAGCTAACCGTTGCATGATAGGTGTAATCTGAAATGGAGTACTACCATCATGAGAACTACGAGCAACAATGTAACCCTTGTGTTCATCGTTACCTACATTGACATCTTCAGGTAGTTCAAGCACAGTCCATACAACTTTGCCACCACCTAGTTCACCAGCAGAAGCATACCTTGCTTCACCAGTACCAACCACATCATCAAGACAGCCAAAGATCTCAGCGTTTTGAATGACTTGGTATCTACCACCAACGACAGACAGTACTGATTTGTTACCTGACTGATCTGTCTTTACAGTTGCAAATCTATTCTTAATTTCTAGACCATCAACAGTCTGAACTTCAGATAGATTTACACGCCAATCTAAATCTGCAGCAGTCATTAATTCTGCAGCTGTAGATACATTGAACTCATTGTTTGAACCAATGATTGTCCATGGTGCACGTCTAGCCATGCTATTCTCCTTCTAGTATTTTATTTAACTCATCATCTATATTTTTGCTATACAATTCGTCAACAAGTAATTCTTCTACTGCTTCCTGACCGAAGCCGGTACAAGAAGCAATAACTAAAGTTGCTAATACACATATATTTTTCTTGGCTTGTTCCAATTTCTTATCTTCAAGCCGTAACCAAATGTCATAAAGACCTTGTAAAAAATCTAATGCAACTTTATTTGTTAACTTAATACCCATCATTTCTGGTTGGTCATGTCTTACATACCAACCGAATGGATCATAATACCACTCTTGTTCTTTAATTCCGTTAGGCATTATCCCCCTTACGCTAGTTCTGCACGGATAACATTAAAGTCATAGTCATTTATATCCCAGTTCCATGCATTAGCAGTATCTGCAACAGTTGAATAATCCATATTGGATACTTGTTCTTCTGCATCTTCTACTGAAGTAGCAGTAACTGATACGTAAACATACTGCTCTCTTGTTTCTTCTATTTTGACTTTAACTTCATAGTTTTTTGTGGTGCATTCCAAAAACATATGTTTTAATTTAATATTTAAATCTTCAACAAAGTCATTGTAACTTTCACACCAGTCACGTTCAATTGCTTCATCAAGTAAAGCAGTAGCAACGATATTAAAATCATTACGCAGTTCACTAACCAGGGTATTAACTTTGGCTAGTGTTGCATTGTGTTCGTCTTCTGAATAGTATTTATTTCCCGACGACAGAACTATCATCTATATTCTCCTTTGGTTGTATTGAATTTAAGATTTCATTATACGAAACAGCTATGACAGAATCATAGAAAACATGATCAGGAACATCGTGTTCACGAGCACGTTGAATCAATTGAATTAAGCTAGGTACATTATTGGTCTGACTAATTTCACTTGCTAATCCATCCATAACATTAAGTAACTCTTTGATAAATGCTTTTTTCTTATAATCTTCTTTGATTAAAGCACCAGCATGTACATATCCAAGTGCAGCTATTAAAGTAGCAATTGGAATAAACTGTTCTGGATTAGAACTAACTACATAGTATTCATCTAACTGATTACTTACTGTAGTAGCATTAAAGAAGTACTCGTTGCGATTTTCCTGTGAAAGATTAGCAAACTTGTACAACACACCATCACGTATACCTACTGTTGATACTTCATCAAACAGTTCTTGTAGTCCAATATCCTTTGACTTTGACAATGGCATACTGAACAGATTGTAAATGGTTTCGATACGGTCTTGTGCTTCCTGCTGTGCAGCAGTTAGCGTTGGTGTTTCTGTTTCGTTACTCATATTATTCCTTATCTATTTTTGATAGTGTTGTTGTTAGAAAATTAATTAGTTCGTCAATACTTTCTCTAACATGAGTGTCATCATCTTCTTCTTCGTCTGACTTAGTAGTAACGAGAGATGGTTCGTAGTAATCGATAGGTGGAATCTCAGTACCATCAGGATCACAACAACCTTGACCTGAACACATAGCAGATGTCCATTTGTCACCATTGATATTCAAGATGTCAAGAGTATTCTCAGTTTCAAATGTTGTTGACAACCAAGAAGAAACATCTGACTCGGTAAAGAACTTACCGTGTGCTACGGTTACTGCTTCGTAGCTTTCAAAGTCACTAGCACTTTCACTAATGTAACCAGCTACGAGATGTGAATGGTCTAGTTCATTGGTGCTTTCAACTGCATCAGTTCTAAATACTAATGAACCAAGAATCTTTTGTTCATCGTTAACAAAGAATACTTCGAGTCTGTTCTTGATTGCATCC